TTTTTGTAGTCCCAGTGTTGTCGCCGCCTACTGTTGTTTGTATTCCTGACCGACCTTCTGCCAACCGTTTGCGTCGAACTGCCTCAGACGGTGCTTCTTTTTTCTTCACTGGTGCTGCTCTAGGCGCAGGAGCAGGAGCAGAACGCCTACCACCAAACCCGCCCATTACCCTGTACCTAATAACGTTGTAGAAGTAGAACTTGTTTCGTCTTCTTCTTTAACACCAGACCCGCTTGTCAGTATTGTTTCCGAGCGCCCCGTCGCTGCTGCGCGTCGTTGCCGCGCTTCAAGTGCTGCTGCTTGTATGTCAGCATCAGACCGTGATGGCGGTGGCGGTGGGGGTGCTGGCATTATTGGTGCAGGTGAAGAACCAAATAAAGCTCCCATAGTTTTTCTCCTAATGTAACTGTTGCAACGCGTCAAACTAACATGAAAAAACTCCACGGCGCAAGACCGTGGAGTTTAAACGCAACAAATTTTACCTAGGAGTAAATTCGGTGACTCTACGCGAATATATCATATTCAACATTATCTGCAACTATATTCCGTTTAAACTTCCTCGACGCCACACTATCTCTACGACTAATGATCCGTGAAAACGTCATTGCCAACGCGTCTGCGTAATCTGGACTCGCATGTCCGCGCTTCTTCATTTTTTCTTTTGGTTCTAGCCGCAACTGCCCCTTTAACGTAAACTCATACATTGGCGCACATAGATCATCCGCAAGCTCTTTATGCTGCGGCAACGTTCCACTGGGTATCCAATCGCGCATACGCCCCCACATCTCTGTCCTATGGTTCGCGTACATCTCTTTATCTTCTGCGCCGCCGCCTGTCTTAACCTCTGTAATCTTAAACCCGCCACCCTTCAACACGTCTACAACACCGCCGCCAACGCCATCACCTTCCACGAACACCCCGTCAGGCTTATACTTCTCAATTGCGCGCGCAACATGCTCTGCCAACTCTACAATGCTGCAAGACTTATATTGCTCGAACCGTATTTCCGACGCGTCACGCCCATAGCGAAATGCAATCACCGCACTGTCATCACCAAACCGTGCCGGGTCTACGCCCATAACTAACGCTGCGCCTGAATCAACAAACGGTTCCCGCGCCATTGCATCGTCTACTTGCCCCCGGCTAATAAACTGATAATCCCCTTGTCGTGGAAATTGCCCGTACACTTCAACACGCGCTTGGTCGCTGTCTTCGCCGTACTGCCGAATGATGTCTTCATACAACGCCTTGTCGTTCTCTTCTACACTGCGCCCGTCAATTGTCTCATGATCCCATTGATCGCGGTTGCCGTGGAAACATTCAAAGAATTCCCCTGACGGATTACGCGGATTACTAATGGCTACCCAAAACCTGTGTAACGTTTTATCTGTAAAGTACCCTTGGGCCACAGGCCATATACATCCCGGTATACCACTGGCTTCATCAAACAACACCGCCATTGCCATTTGACTATGCACCCCCGCATACGCGTCGGGTGCTTCTTCTGACCACAACCGCGCTTGTATATACCAGTACGCATCATCATAGCCTGTGGTTTCTTTCAATGTTTGCACTAACCACTCTGCGGGTTGCAACGACATAATGTTATGCTCGAACCACCGACTGTTAATTGACATTGTCGCCCACTTACGGATCTCAGGAAACGTTGTGCTTTTAAGCTGCTGCTCTGTGTTAGCCGACACAACTACGGTTGACGACGGCAAACAGGAAAACAACCACAATGCAATCCACGCCAAGAACGCTGACTTACCTATTCCGCGTCCGCTGGCCCGTGCAAGTTTTAATAACTCCGGGTCTAGCCCCTGCAATTTTCTGTTACGGTTCTTTGCAATATGGTCGCGCATTTTTATAAGCGCGTTCTTTTGCCATGTCCGTGGCCCGTCGTGATGTTCTAACGGCGTCCCTGCTTTTCCCCACGGAAACGTAAAAAGGACATACTGTAGCGGGTCGTCCTGAAACTCCAGCATTTTAAGAATAAGCTGTTGCTCTTCCGGGTGTGGTTGTTGTTTTGCCATTTTACCTTTTTACATTAAAAAAAAATAAAAAAAATTTTTTAAAAAAATAATACGCAGTGTCGGAGTCAGGTAGTAAGAAAAACGCGCGTGGAAAAAAACCGGGGTATACCCCCGCCACACCCCCCACCCTAACAATTTTTTAGCTTTCAGACAATAAAAAACACATTGGCAGAATTCCGCCAATGTGCAAAAAGTTTGTCGCATAACGTATATTATGGGAAATCGTATCTATCTATTATTCCTTTGTTATCAATGACTTAGCAGGTTGAGCGGGTTTTACATCTATTATCTTATGATTTAATCGTTCTAAGTTTTGCTGGCTTTCCCGCATTGCAAGGCCTAAGTCCATTGCAACTTTTACATCCAGCTGGACGGTGTTAGGTACCAAACGCGCCAACAAAGCACAAAAAGTTTTTGGGTCATTTTCCGCTACTCGACATAAATAATCCACACCGCCGGAACGATTAAACGCCAATTCTAGCACGTCTTTCATATTTTTAGTTATTGCGTTTGGTGTTCCAGTTTTTCTCGACAATAGATTAGCCTCTTCTAAAATTAACTACTTTGATTTTATTGCACAAATTCACCTTAATTTATTTTACGCGATGTTTAAACTATTTTATTGTTTGACACCGGACAAATTGTCTGTATTATGATAATCACAGAAACCCACCAGTTTTTTGAAAGGAACTGAAAAATGAATATCTTAATCAACATGTTTTTCACATCGTTTTTTATTTCAATGGTTTTTATCTTTATAAAAATTGTTTCGCTTTAAGTATAGTTTTTTGAAAGGAACTTTTATAATGACTAAAAAATTACAACAGACACGCGAAGAATGGCTTAACGCTTTAATAGTTGAGTTTAGCAATGAATTTAAGGCCGAGGGTATTAAGCTTCCAAAATACCGCGTCACTTGCGGTTTCCCGTCCGCACGTGGTTTATCCTCTAAATTGAGAACCGTTGGCGAATGCTGGTATCCCGAAGCGTCCAGCGATAAAACAACCGAAATCATTATGTCGATCACCGAAGATGAACCTGTTCGGGTTGCTGGCGTGGTGTTGCATGAAATGATACATGCCACATTGGGGCGCGGTTTTGGGCATGGGAAAGAATTCCGAAAAATTGCTTTAGCGTGTGGCTTAGTCGGTAAAATGACAGCCACCGAAGAAGGGCCGGAATTTATCAAGAGAGCCACACCTATTTTATTAAAAATCGGCGTTTACAACCACGGTAAACTTGACCCAAAAGTAGGGACTAAAAAGCAATCTACGCGGATGAAAAAGCACCAGTGCCTTGACCCTAGCTGCGGCGCTATCTGGTACGCTTCCAGAAAATGGTTTCCAAACTATTGCCCCGTCTGCTCTGGTTTAGAAATAGATTAGATAATTCACTTAATGAAATGGGGGTGTTTAAACTTCTCCATTTCATTGCGGGAATTATCCCAAAACGGTTTTTTGAAAGGAACTTTTAGAATGACACTTAACAAAAACAAAAAAGAAAATTTATTCTTGGCGGGTTTGGCTTTGTTTGTCTGCCTTGCGAGTGTAATCACATTTTTCACTTTTTTGGGTTTGTTGTATTCCCAAAATTAAAACTTAATTCTTGAAAGGAATTTTTACTATGTCACATTTTTATGGAAGTATCCCAACCAGCGCACGAAAAACAATACCAACTGCCAGAGGTCATGCCACTACAGGTTTGACAACACGCGCGGCGTCTTGGCAAGGGGCTGTTGAAGTCGAGCTATGGCATAACACCGAAACGGGCAAAGATGAATACGTTGTCTGGCAAAGAGCGCATCATGGTAATGGTGTAAATGAAATATTAATCAAGGGCATTATTGGCGAGCGTCTTAATGTAACGAAGGAATAATTCACTTAATGGCGCGGGAGTGTTTAAACGCTTCCGCGCTATTGCGGGACTTATCCCAAACTAAAAAAGGAACTTTTAAAAATGTATTACCAACTAAAAGAATATTATTTAAACCAGAAAAAACCCGCTCATCTTGTCACGACAGTGAAAGCTGAAAGCGCTGTTGACGCCGTGCGTTCTGTCACGTTCTGGCGCCATGCGCGGGACTTCGTCGTATCAAGAAACACTCACGGGGTTGTTACGTCCGCGCACACGCAAGACGGCGACGGTAAAAACGGTTGTAAAGCCACGTTAATTTAAAAAAGGAACTTTTAAAAATGAATTATAATTATATAGCTTATCCTATAGAAGGCGATATTGTCGGCATGACCAACGAGGGAGAAGCGCCGGAGACGTTCCCCGTCCAGACGGTTGAAGCGTACCGCCTGTGGCGGGCGTTTAATCGTGCCAGCAAGGATTATTTAGAAATCTGTTGTTTATACATGCTTGGAAACGGTAAGG